CTATGCTTGGAACAGTGGATCAGACAGTAGAGTAATATTAAACCAAAATCTCCAAACTAAAATGAATACTGTTTTAGGTTCAAGTGGAGCTGATTTATTTACAGTTAACTACAATTCTGGTAATAATACAATTGCTATAACTGCTTCTCTTCAAGGCGTCGCTTATAATGGAGCTTATGTTACATTAGATGATCCAGTTCCTTACTATGATGCTAATTATGCTCTTATTGGATATGTTTCAAGTGGCACAGGTTTATTAGGAACCACAGCAAATGGAGCTAATGGAAATCCGGGATATGCATTTACTTTAGAAACTATTACTGAAGGAGTTATTATGAATAATAATCAAGGACTTCAATCAAATGGTTCATTAATAAGTGGTAGTGTAGATAACGTAAGATGGCAGATTGTTAGTCCTGATACAGCTAGTGGTACATTTACATTGTTAATTCGTCAAGGTAATGATACAACAACAAATCCTAACGTATTAGAAAGTTTCACTAACGTAAGTTTAGATCCTAATCAAGCTAATTACATTGAAGCAGTAGTAGGTAACTATAAACAAAATGTAGCTTATGATAGCTCAACAGGCCAATATTACATTCAAAATAGTGGTTCATATGCTAATGCTTCTCGCTATGTACGAGTAAAAGAAGTATTAACACCTACTTATAACTATTTTAACAATAATGGTACAGCAAAATCTCAATATTTTAACTCTATACCAACAACCGGATCAGGTAGTTTTGGTGGAGCTATAGGAGATGACTTAAATTATGTAACTAATTTATATGAAAATATTAGTACAGTTACTCAAGGATTAGTAGCATCTGACTATACTATAGTTGATAATATTTTAGCTAATCCAGATGAATATAACTTCTCTTTAATTTCAGCTCCTGGTATTACACAACAATTTCAATCATCCGTAGTAGCTCAATATATTACTATGGCTGAAGAAAGAGGTGATTGTTTCTATATTACTGATTTAGTAGGATATGGAGCTACAATTAATACTCCTGGTATTTTAGCTAACCAATTAAATACTAACTATGCTGCTGCTTACTGGCCTTGGGTTCAAGTGTTAAGCCCAGCTACAGGTAGATTATATTTTGTTCCAGCTTCAACAGTAATGCCTGGTGTTTATGCATTTAACGACAGAGTAAGTGCTGAATGGTTCGCTCCTGCTGGTTTAAACAGAGGTGGTGTTGGAGGTGCTTTACAAGCTGAAAGAAAATTAGGCACAAACGATCGTGATACTTTATACCAAAATAAAGTTAACCCAATTGCTAGTTTCCCTGGTGTTGGTTTAGTAGCTTATGGTCAGAAAACATTACAAACTAAAGCTAGTGCTTTGGATCGCGTAAATGTTCGTCGTTTGTTGATTAACTTAAAGAGATTTGTTAGAGCAGTTGCTGAAAGTTTATTGTTCGAACAAAATACTTTAACTACAAGAAACAATTTCGTTTCACAAGTTAACCCATACATGGAATCAGTGCAACAAAGACAAGGTCTTTATGCATATAAGGTAGTAATGGATGACAGTAATAACACTCCTGACGTAATTGACAGAAACCAATTGGTAGGAGCTATTTACATTCAACCTGCTAAAACAGTTGAATTTATCTACATTACCTTTAACATTACCCCAACTGGTGTAACTTTTGGAGCTTAACATATTTATAACAAGATAAAAACACAAGACAATGCCAGTATTAAACCCTAACGAAATAATGTTTACAGCTTTTGAACCAAAAGTTCAAAACCGCTTTTTAATGACTATTCAAGGTGTTCCTGCTTACTTAGTTCATAAAGTAAAATTCCCTGATATTAACTTAAATTCAATTAAAGTTGATCATATTAACGTATATCGTAAAGTTAAGGGAAAAGCTGAGTGGCAAGACATGACACTGAATCTTTACGATCCTGTAACACCTTCAGGTGAACAGGTAGTAATGGAATGGATTCGTTTATCACACGAATCAGTAACAGGACGTGATGGTTACTCAGATTTCTACAAGAAAGACATTACATTGAGTGAATTAGGCCCAGTAGGTGATGTAGTAGGTGAATGGATCATCAAAGGTGCATTTATTAAACAAGCCAATTTTGGTGATGGTGATTGGAGTCAAGGTGAATCGTTAAAAGACATTCAATTGACAGTCGCTATGGATTATTGCATCCTGAATTACTAAAATATATACTCAAAAGGTACAAAGGAAGTCTGGTTTTTGCCAGACTTTTTTTGTTTGTATATATTTATTGTAAATAAGTTATTATGAGCGAATTTAAATTTCCAACAGAAGTTATTGATTTACCTAGTAAAGGTTTAATCTATCCAGAGTCCAGTCCATTAAGTTCAGGAACTATTGAACTAAAGTACATGTCTGCTAAAGAAGAAGACATTTTAACTAACACAAACTTTATTGAAAAAGGAATTGTAATTGATAAACTCTTACAAAGTATGATTGTAAGTAAAATTGATTATGATGAATTAATAGCAGGTGATAAAAATGCTATTTTGTTTGCTGCTCGTATTTTAGGTTATGGAGCTAATTATGACATAGAACTTACAGACAAATACGGAAAACGAGTTAAAACAACTGTTGACTTAAGTAAATTACAAAATAAACAGTTTGATGAAAAATTATTTAATAAAGGAAAAAATGAATTTACTTTTATTCTTCCCCAAAGTAAAGTAACAGTTACTTTTAAATTGTTAAATTCTAAAGACGAAAAAGGAATTAATGACGAAATCAAGGGACTAAAAAAAGCTTATCCTAATGATAGTTTTGATATAACCACCCGTTTAAAACACACAATTATCGCGATAAACGGCGATTCTCGTGATGAAACTATTCGTTATTTCGTAGATAATATGATGTTACAAGACTCACGCGCTCTCCGTAAATACATTAACGAAATTACACCGGATCTTGAAATGACTTTTAGTTATGAAGATTCAAAAGGAGACGTTGTGGAGGGCGTTTCAATTCCAATGAATATCAACTTTCTTTACCCTGACGCCAGAATATAGATCAGTATTCATGGATGAAGTCCATGATTTGGTTTATTTTGGAAATGGTGGATTTTCATATGGAGACGTATGGAATATGCCTATAATGACTAGAAGATATCATATTCGTAAAATTATTGAATTCTTAGAGAAAAAACGTGAAGCTGAAGAAAAATCCTCTAAAAAATCTAATACAATGGACGCTAAATCATACGCTAAACAAACTAACGTACCTGACTTTGTAAGTAAAGTAAAAAAATCATAAATTAAATATTTATTAGTATGCCACCAAATACTCCATTAAGCCCAATTCAACAAGACGCTGAAGATACACGAATAGCTGCTAATGAATTAAATGAAGCTTTAAAAAACGTTGCTGATACAATGAAAAAAATTGCTGAAACAAAAGCTTTTGGCAATGTTGGAGACATTTTAGAGGAATATGGTAAACTTTTTTCTACATTTGATAAAATTAAACAAAAGCAAACAGATATAGTTCAACAAATTCAATTACAAAAAAATGAACTAATATCAATGAATGATACTGCTGTTACGGATTATGTTACAGCATTAGAAAAACAGGTTCAAGTTAGAAGAAAATTAGGAGAAGAAACAAATAGAATTTCTGTTTATGAATATAAACTAGCAGAAGCTATATCATCTGGAGATCAACAAAAAATAACCAATGCTGAAACGGCATTACAAACTCAAGTTGATCAAGTAAATAGTTTACAAGATCAATTAAAGTATTATGCTGATATAGCTAATGAACAGTCTACAATATTAACCCATTTAGATAAAGAAACTTTTTCTAGAGTACGCCAATATGCTGTTTCTCTTCAACAACAAGAAGTTTATGAAGATTATATAAAGAATCACAAAAAACAAGTAGAATTAGCTAAATTACTTTTAACTGAAGAAGAAAAAAATCGAGCTATAATTAAAGCACAATTAACAGAAGATGAAAAAAGATTAGATTATAATATAAAAAATGTTTATTATTTTGGTCAAATTAAGTCTATAAGTAAAGAAATTGGAGACTCTTTAGGTTTACAAAAATTTACTTTAGGAGCTATAATTAAAGGAGCATTTGATTTAAATAAAATATTTGTAGATAGTGCTAAACAATTAGGAACTACTAGAGAAGTAACTAAACAAATAGCTGGAAATGTAGCAGACCAGTCAGCTAAAGCAGGTACGTTAGCATCATATGGAACTCAAGATGTTCAAACAAGAAAAAATGCATTAGAAGCTCAAGCTGCCTTAAATAAATCATTAGGAACTGCTGCTATGTACAGTAGTGAACGTTTAAGAGACCAAAATTTCTTAACTAAAATAATGGGTCTTGAAGTAGAAGACGCTGTTAAAGTACAACAGTTGTCTTTAGTGTCAGGAAAAACAAATAAAGAAATAGTAGATAGTGTTAATAATCAAGTAATAGGATTAGGAAAACAAACAGGAATTTACTTAGACAACAGAAAAGTATTAGCAGATGTAGCTAAAGTAAGTGGACAATTAGCATCGCAATACAAAAACAACCCAGAATTAATAGCACAAGCTGTAGTTAAAGTACAACAGTTAGGAATGAACCTAGAACAAGCTGCTACTTCTAGTAATAAGTTATTGAATTTTAGTGATAGTTTAGCTAAAGAATTAGAAGCTGAATTGTTAACTGGTAAAGCTATTAATTTAGAACAAGCAAGATACTATGCCTTAATGGGTGATAGTGCTAAAGCTGCTGAAGAACTAATGGCTAACATTGGTGGTTTAGAAGAATTCAATAAATTAAACGTTCTTCAACAAAGAGCTTATGCTGAAGCCGTAGGAATGAGTGCTGATGAATTAGCTAATACTTTAAAAACTCAAGAATTATTAAAACAAACAGGAGACAATTCTTTAGAAGCATTAAATGAACGAAGAAGAATAGCAGCTGAAGAAGGTAAATCTGAAGAATTTTTACAAGAATTAAGAAGAGCTGGCACATCAGAAGAAATGATTGCTAACCAAGCTCAATTAGCTAGCCAAGATAAAATGAATGCTTTAGTTGAAAAAACACTAGAATTATTTTCTACTATGGTAGAACCTATGACTCATTTAGTGGGAAAAGCTATTGATTTTGTTGATGCTTTAGGTGGAGCAAAAACATTATTATCAATTATAGGTGGAATTTATATCGGTAAAATAGTTACTAGTATGGTTACAACAGGAGTTCAATTAGCTTTACAAACAGCATCATTAAGTGCTCAAGTAGGTATACAAAGAATGTTAATACAATTATCACAACAAAAAGCAATAACAGAAGGAACAGCAGCTGCATTTTCAACAGGTCCTGGGTTTCCAATAGCAATAGGAGTAGTAGGAGCAATACTTGCAGCAGCAGGAATAGCAGCAAGTTTTGGAGCATTTAGTGGGGGTGGGGAAGAAAAAATATCTGACAAAATGAGTGGAAAAAGAGAAGCTCCTAGTAGAGAAAATAGTAATATTACAATAGAAAATAAATTTACATTAAACAACAGAGATTTAGGTTATATGGCTACTTCAACTAACGTAGGTACACAAAGAAGATTTGATTCTTAATATTTATACCAAAACAAAACCATGGCAATAGCATTAAAAGACAGATTATTAGATCCAATCACAACTAGTGTTTATGGATTAAAAGGTAACAAAGGACCAGAGTTTGAAAATGAAGGTCAAATGATGACATCAAGAATACAAGCATTTGTAGGAGTACCTCCAACAAATACTTTGTTGGCTTCACAAGACTTACTTACTGGTCGTTTATCTACTCAAATTCCATTTTATCCTTACTTCAAACCTGCTTCTAACCCTCCAGTAAGTTTTCAACCTGGATATGAGGGTCGCATAGCTCCTTGGGGCCCATACTCAAGAAATTATGCTGGAGGTAAAGGTCCTATTGAAGGAAGATATTAATGGCTAGTTTAAAGGAGATATTTGAACGGGCCCAACAAACGGGTCAAGTTGAGTACACTTATTTTGGTGGTACCAATGTGTCTCCTTTTAATCAAACCTCAATTCCTGTTTATCCAGGCACAAATAAAAAATTAAATTCAAAGTCTCCTTACATAAGATTAGGATATGAAGGTGGATTTCCTGACGATCTTAAGTTTAGAGAAGGTGATCCTACGGGTGTTTTTAATACTGGTTTAGCAATTGTTAGAGACACAGCTAGAATAGGAGCATTTTTTACGGATGTTCCT